AAGAAGTGAACTTGTTGCACAGCTAATCCAAAAAATCTGTACACTCTGGTTAGAGGTGGGGAACTATCCCCCACAGTCCGTCCACAGGCCCACCATCCCCGCCGGGACAGGTGGGCCTTCGCATGCCCGGAGGCAGACCCATGAGCGACGTCCCCAACCAGCCTGACCCCAACCAGCCCGACGATGGCGACGAACCCGACGACGGCCAGCAGCCCGACGGCCAGCAGCCCGAACCCCAGCCCAAGCCGAACCCGGGTCGGTAGATGCCATGGGGCGCGGGCCATGGCCAACGCCTCGGCAAGACCGGCTGGCAACGCCAGGCCGACAACCGCCGCATCCTCGAGCGCGACGGGCATCGCTGTCAGATCCGAGGCCCCCGCTGCATCGGCACGGCCAACCAGGTCGACCATCGCATCCCCCTCTCCGTCACCGGCCCAGCCGGAGACATCGACTCGAACAAGCAGGCCGCGTGCGTGCCGTGCCACCAGGCCAAGACGGCGCTCGAACGGGCAGCCGGCCAAGCCAAGAAGAGCCGGCACCGCCCGACCGAGCCGCACCCGGGGCTCATGTCCGAAAGGGGTGGGGGATGACCCCTTTGTCCGCTTCGTCCGACCCGGGCAGCTTAGCGACTCGCTGTGCGTACGCCTCTGGGAGCGCCGGTGGCTGGTAACGGGCCCCTGCCGGATCCGAACCGGCGCCGGCGGAACGCCCCAACGATCCCGACTACGAACCTCCCTGCCGGTGGCCGGGAAGGGCCGCCGCCCCGGATCCCGAAGGGGACGGAGCTCGGCGCGGCGGGGAAGACGTGGTGGCGGTGGGCTTGGTCAACACCGCAGGCCGCGGCGTGGGACGCCGGTTCGTTCCGGGTGGTGCTGCGCCGGGCCCGTCTCGAGGACGCCGTCGCGGTGCTCGAGGAGTTCGATCTGGGGGAGCCACCGTCCGATCCGGACGAGCTCGCCGGGTATCTCGAGACGCTCAAGTGGGTGATCCAGATGTTGAAGGGTGTGGCGACCGGGGTGCTCGGGGTGATGCGGGAGATGCGGGAACTCGACGACCGTCTCGGGCTCACCCCGAAGGCGATGGCGCAGCTCCGGTGGACGATCGTCGCTGAGGAGGAGGCCCCGGAGCGGGCGACGGCCGAGGTCGTGGATCGGTTGGCGGAACGACGCCGGCGGTTGGCCAGTGCGTGAACGGATCACCGCCCCGGCGCACGACCGGGACCGGTCCCTCGGCTGGCTGGCGTTGCAGTGGATGGAGCATTTCTGTGTGCACGGACCGGGTGACGTCGAGGGCCGGCCGCTTGATCCCGAGGATCCGGATGGCCTCCCTCTCGACGACGAGTTCTCCCTGTTCGTGGTCGACGCCTACGCGCTGGGGGAGCGGGGCCGGCGCCTGTACGACTCGGTGTTCCTGTCGCGGGCGAAGGGCCGGGCGAAATCGGAACTGGCCGGGCTCCTCGCCCTGTGGGAGGGGATGGGGCCGTGCCGGTTCGCCGGGTTCGCCGAAGGCGGCGAGGTGTTCCGCTGGCGGGACTTCCGCTACGTGTACGTGCAGGGTGAGCCGATGGGTCGGCCGGTGACCTACCCGTTCGTCCGCTGCCTGGCGACCGAGGAGACCCAGGCCGGCAACACCTACGACAACGTGTATTTCAACCTGACGGAGGGCCCGCTGTCGGAGGGGCTGGCGTCGAACGCCGCCGGTCTGACCCGGATCTTCCTTCCGAACGGTGGGGAGATCGTCCCGTCGACAGCGTCAAGCTCGGCGAAAGACGGCGGGAAGGAGACCTTCACGGTCTTCGACGAGACGCACCTCTACCACTCGCCGGAGCTGCGCCGCATGTACGTGACGGTCGACCGGAACTGCCGGAAGCGGCGCGAGTCGACCCCGTGGGCGCTGCAGACATCGACGATGTACCAGCCCGGGGAGGACTCGATCGCGGAACGGACCCATGCCCGGGCCCGGGCCATCCTCGATGGACGGGTGCGGGAGTCCCGTCTCCTGTTCGACCATCGAGAGGCGCCGGCGGAAGTGGACTTGGCCGACAAGGCGGCGGTCGTCGATGCGCTGGCGGAGGTGTATGGCCCGTTCGCCGGGCAGATGGACCTCGACGGGATCGTCGAAAACGAGTTCTGGAACGTCGAGAAGGACGTCGAGGATTCGCGGCGCTACTTCTTCAACCAGCCGACCGCGGCCCGCGACGCCTGGATGACCCATCCGGAATGGGCAGCGTGCGCCGCCCCCGACCGGGTGGTGGTCGACCGGGACACGATCGTGATGTTCTTCGACGGGTCGAAGAACGATGACGCCACCGGTCTCGTCGGTTGCCGGGTCGACGACGGGCATCTGTTCGTCCTCGGCTGCTGGGAGAAGCCGGAGAAGGCTGACGGGTGGGAGGTGCCGCGGGCAGAGGTCGACCTCGCTGTCCGCCGGGCCTTCGACCGCTTCGACGTCGTGGCGTTCTACGCGGACGTCCGTGAGTTCGAGCAGTACATCGACGATTGGGGCGCGGAGTTCCGCGACCGGCTTCTGATCGACGCCACCCGGGGTGGCCATCCCCATCCGGTGGCGTGGGACATGCGGGCCAAGACCCCTGATTTCACCGCGGCGTGTGCCCGGTTCCTGGTCGATGTGGCCGACCGGGCTGTCACCCAGGACGGCGACAGCCGGCTCCGCCGGCATGTCCTGAACGCCCGACGGTCGCCGAACAAGTGGGGCGTGTCGATCTCGAAGTCGGGCCGGGAGTCGCCGGACAAGATCGACCTCGCCGTCTGCGCCGTGGGGGCCCGCCAGGCCCGCCGCGACGTCGTCGATTCCGGGAAGTTGGCCAAGCGCAAGGTCCGTTCCGGTCGTGTGTGGTGAGGAGGTGACCCGTTGGCCCTGAGCCCGAACGACGCTGTGAGCATGGTGAAGTCGCGGCTGTGGCCGATGCTCGCCAAGGAACGCGACCGGGTGGGACGGATCGACCGGTGGATGCGCTGGGACCACGACAAGCCGCACACCCCGCGCTGGTCGACCCGGGAGTACAAGCAGCTCCTCGAGCGGTCGCAGGCGCCGTGGGGCCGACGGGTTGTCACGGCGGTGACGGACCAGATGTTCGTCGATGGCTACCGGATGGCCAAGGCGACCGACAACGTGGTGGCCTGGCACTGGTGGCTGGCCAATGGGCTCGACTACCGCCAGATCGCCATCCACGAATCCGTCACCGGCTACGGCATCGCCTACTCGGTGGTGCTGCCCGGCAAGTCGTGGCTCGGCGAGAAGATGCCGACGATCCGGGCGCTGGACCCGTCGCAGATGATCGCGGTGTACGACGACCCGGCGTGGGACGACTGGCCGGTCTACGCGCTGCGGGCTTCACCGAAGACGGTCGGCTCGACCATGGGCTGGCAGCTCCGCCTGTACGAAGCCGAAGTCGAACATCGGCTGGTGATGACCGAATCGGCCGACAAGATCAGCCACGTCGAGACCCGGGAGCATGGCCAGCCGGTCTGCCCGGTGGTCCGCTACACCGCGAACCTCGACCTGCGGGGCCGGGCCAGCGGCGACGTCGAGCCGATCATCCCAGTCCTGGCCCGCATCGACCAGACCACCTACGACCGGCTGATGGCGCAGCATTTCGGGTCGTGGAAGGTCCGCACCATCGCCGGGATGAGCCCACCGGATCATCTCGACGGCGAATCCGACGACGAGTACCGGACCCGGACGAAGCAGCGGCTCCGCCAGGACGACATCCTCGTCGCCGACGACCCCGACACGAAATTCGGGCAGCTCGACGAGACGCCGCTCGACGGGCTGATCAACGCCCACGACGCCGATGTCCGTGTCCTTGCCGCGGTGTCCCAGTCCCCGGCCCACGAACTGATCGGCCAGATGGCGAACCTGTCGGCCGAGGCGCTGGCCGCGGCCGAGGCGTCGCTGACCCGGCGGGTGCGGCGCAGTCAGCGCGGTGTCGGCGTCGGCCACAAGCAGACGCTCCGCCTCGCCTCCTTGGTGATGGGCGAAGAGGCCGACGCCGCCGACGTCGAGGCCACGATCATGTGGTCCGACCTCGAATCCCGGTCGTTGGCCCAGGAGGCCGACGCCCTCGGGAAGCTGGCCACGATGCTCGGCATCCCCGT